CTTGCTGATTTACTTGATTGGCATCAATATTTACTGGTTGTGCTACCGGAGTAGCTATACCTCTACCGACAGGTGCCGCGGCTCTACCGACAGGTACTATTCCTAACTTTGGCTGTTGTTTTAATTGTTTAATTGTTTTCATGTTTTCCTATTTTAAGAAGTCGCATTTGAGATAGTAGCAGTAGATGCTTTGTTTACTGTTAAGTTAATAGTAGTAGCACCACCAGTTTCATTACCAATAATTGTTATAGTTGCTGTTTTAGATTCAACTAATAATGTTTTAGCAGATATTCTAAATTCAAATCCAGAAACCGCAATACTTTGTGCGTCTTCATTATCACCAATAAATCGTGGAATGGTAGGTAACGTAGAAGATTGTAATTCTCTAGTTACTGTTAGATCTGCTATACTAGAATCTGATAATATTGCTGTATATCCTAAGTTAGAATTTCCTCCAACTAAATTAGCAGTATTTGGAGCAATTATATTACTGGTACCGGGGCCTGGTAATATAATAGAAGAATTTCCAACTGAAATAATTGGTATATTTACCGTTGTCTTTGGCAATGATACTAATTTATACTTCAATGCCTGAGTTTCGTCTGGTATTGCTTCTGTAATTGGCATATTCTCTATAATCGTGCCATAATAATTTGTTCCCAGCGGATGATCTGGATTCCATAGTGAGTAATCAATTTCATCATCACCAACTGCAAATTGAGTAATATTAAATGCATTACCTCCCTTTGCTAACAACTCACGTCCTTTTAATGTAAGGATTGCATCGACAGTTACACTACTATTATTTAAATATCCCATATTAATTTACCTTTTATTTAATATAAATATATTTCAGTTAAATTTTACGTTAATATAAAACTACCTTGAGTTCCTGGTTGATTTGTATATATTAACTGATTACCGTTTGCTTGTCTAGATTCAACAACTGGTCCGCCATCTATTGTCTGTATTGATGCAATATTAAAATCCGGACTAGTTAATTTAGATCCATTATATTTTTGATTATCAATCCCAATTGGTAAATAATCTTGAACTTGAGCAAACCTTAAGGTAGACCCACTTCCATATATCCCACTGCCATATGAATATACACCATATACAGTTCCTAGTTGATTTGTTATTTGTTTGATTTCAGATAAACTAGATGATAATATTACTGGTTGTTCTGCTCTACTTCTCCAATATGGAGTAGATGAAGTTATATAAGTACTTCCCGATCTAATTAAATTTTCGTACACATATGTTGTACCACCATATTTAGACGCTACTGAAGATGTTAAATATCCTTGTAACTGATCATCGTCGATTGCAGTTAATGTATATATATCATCAGATATAATTGCATCATAGTTTTCATAATGAGCAGACGCAGTTACTTGTGTATCTGTTATAGTTGTATTATATGTGCTATTAACACGTTCAACTTTTGGTAATATAGTATCTTTACTACGTTCCAATATATTTGGTTGAACTAGTAGTCCTGTTAATTTATTTACACGAGCTGGTAATAATTGATCTAACTGTTTAAAGAATGATAAATCAAATAATGTAAATATTTTAATATATCCATTAATATCATTTCGTTGACTATACTTTTTCCAATATGTTTCTGCTTCTTGTATTAATGCTGGATATGATTTTGCATTTACACTGCCAGGATCTCCTATATAATCATCTAATGATTTAAATCCTAATTGTGCAATAATATCTTCATCAATCATTGTTTGTGGAGAAAAATATACTCCCAACTTAGCACTATCCAATGGAGCTTTATCAAATTGACTACGTTCAGCTCTTGTTTTAACATCTAAACTTCCAATTAATTCATTATCTTCTAAACGAATCTTATTATCGTCATATGTTCCAGCACCTAATGATATACCGTCATAATAATATGTTTCTTCAATTGAGTCATACGGAGTATTATTAGTCCAACTTGCAAAAGAAGCAGATATTCCAGAATTATTAGGTTCCACTCCAGTTAAACTACTAGTTGTAGCATGATTAATTTTTTGTGTTAATGGAACTCTGAAAACTAATTCATCATATGCATCTACATTTCCATCATATGCTCCTGGAGCTTTTACATGATTATTAAATGGTGAGTCTTGCAAACTAGAAGTCCATAGTCTCAATTCTTGAAGTTGTCCTAATAATCGACTACCACCTGTAGTACCACCTAACGTTAATGTTCCAGTACTGGCAAAAGAAGACGCATCTGATGCACTTACTGCAGCTACAATTTTTCCATATTTAGATTTTTTAGCTATAACTTCTAAATTAGATCCATCTTTACGCAATACTGTGCTTAACCATTCCCCATCAAATAATTCAATATCCGCAGAGCTATTACCATTAATTTGTATAGTACCCATTGTCCCAGAAGTATAATCTAATGTTACCGTATTACTTCCTATAGTAAATAAATTCATGGTACTAGGTAATAACGGATTAGTTATTACATTATCAGTACGGAATCTAAGTTCTACTGCTTCAATTGGTTGATTATAATTAACTGTTACCGTACCAGCTGTATTTGTAATTAAGTCTAATGCATAATCAAAATTTAACTTTTCATATAATGGTGCTCTGTCTAATCTAGGACCGCCGTATTCATTAATAGTCATCAATGATTGTGGAATACCATAGCATGACAATAATGCTTGTATACTTCGTTTAGTTCCTTTAGACTTTAATAATAATGGTAAATTATTTACAATTCGCCTCCATATGGTCGATGTTGACTTCTGCCCGGAAACTGATGGGTCGCCTACTGAATTAGAACCGGTAATTGGTGTACCTGTTTCTGATACCCCTAATGTGTATTCCCAAAGTTTTTGACCTTGTTGACCATTGGTTAAATTCCATCCAAATTGTTTAGCAACTGAATATAATAAATCGTCAGACATTCCTAGTTTAGGATTTTCTTCACGTTTATTTATTTTAGTCATATGATTAATATATGTATATAATATATCATAATGATGACCAAGCATATTAACAAATGTAGTTAAATCAACACTATCAGATTGTAATTGAATATGATCAGGAACTGTTCTTAATAATGAATTATCATTTAAATTGTCATACAATGAAGCAGATGCATATACTCCATCATACCATGTTTCAAATTGACTCGACGTTACTGAATATTGAGTATATGGTACAGTAGAATTAGATTTTGGTATTGGTTGTATATAACTACCGGTAACAACTGCAACATTTGCATTAATTACTGGAATGTCATAAGTAGTTAAATTAGATGAAGATTCAAAGTACAAGTAATGCTCAAAATTATCAAAACCTCCAATTAGTGATGATTTTAAATTTGCAAAATCTTGTGCATTCGTTGTAGCATTACTGCCTGATATCCCAGTTAATATTAAACTTTGTGAAGTATAATACTCAATTAATTGTAATTTATATTTAAAATTATCTAAACGCTCTGTTGCTGAACTATAAAATATAAAATTATTAAAGTCAGAATAATCAATATTCAACTTCATGCCAGACAAACTACCAGAAAAGAAACTATCGATAATTTGTTGTGATGTTGATGTTGATGATCCTAATAAGTCATTCCAATTTTGTAAACCAGTTTCGGTAGACGTATCATATGAATAATTTGCTTGCCAATTAGGACCACTTAAAACATTAAATGTTTGAGCTTCAACAATTGATTGAATATTAATATTGTCAATATAAGTTGGTTTTAATTCTTTAACTACCCAACATCTAAAATTTGTTTCAATTAATTCAGGTAATGGTTCATATAATTTGACATATAGATATTCGCCAATTACTACACTATTAACAAATTGTACACATTGATTTCTGCTAAAATTTAATAGGTATGTTTGAAAATAACCAATTGGAGACGTTTGATTAACAGTTTCTATATAATTTGCAATTTGGTTTACAAAATTAGAATCATTAACATCAATTGCTTTAAGTCGTATTTCCGTACGATCGGGAGATATTTCATCAATTCGTAAATGTTGCTGATCATATCCACCTATTAAATTTTCAAAAAAGTTAACAGCTATTTTGTAATTACCATTTGTTATTTTTAAATCTTGTAATTCTTGATAAATATCTAAAACATATGGTTGCGAATCAAAACGTTTTTCGGTGTTGCTATATGAATTAAAATATACTGGCGTATTTGGTAATGATTGACTTTTATGTTGTCCACTTATCCAAACATCACCTGAATATAAATGAAACTCTACTGTTGATTTATTAACAATATTATTATCAAAATAAACTGGGTCTACAAGCTTACTATTAATATTTTGCAACTGTGCAGTATCAATACGTTGTGCAGAAATAGGTTTCTTTGCTAATAATATTTGTTCTATATTTTTATACTGCGTTAACATATATTATTCTATAACTCCACCTCCACCAGCAACTAAATTGTCAATTGTTGCATCTAATACATAAGTCAAATCTTGTGTTCGATTACCAGAAGATACTTGCTTAAACCAAAATATCCAGTTGCCACGCGTGCCTGGTAATTCGTCCTCTGCTTCTTCTAAAGCCTGATCTAAATTGTTAAATAAGCGTTCTACTTTATTAGTTTGTAATACTGCTGGGTCTCGGTCGAACAATGTTTGTATATTACGGCGTATCAAGTCTGTCGGAACTATGTCGTTATATCGATCAAATGTCTGCTCCGGAGGCGGTGGTGCATCCGGTGCCGTAGGTGCATCCGGTGCTGTAGGTGATAAGTCGATCGGTGGTATATTAAAATCAACATCAAAATTAACATCAATGTCAACCGGATTGATTGTAATTTGAACTGGAAAACTAAAATAATTAAAACGGGTATCCAATATGTCTAACATTGGTTTAGAATCAAAATTAAAAGAATTGGTTTCGATAACCATATAAGACCCGGACTGAACTATAATGTTTCCATTTTCGTCTCTAGGAATAATATCAGTATTATTAGAAACAACAGTTAATCCATCTTTAATATACTTAGATGTTTGCTGTAACGATACTGGATCTAACTGTTTTGCTTTTAAACTTTTCATTAGCGAACTACTTTAAAATAAATTTCGTCGTCAATATACTCTTCCATAACCCCATCTTCAATTTTTAATTCTATGCGGTAATACCGTTCCGGCATAAAACTATTCATATCTACATGTATAAAATTACTTGTGCTATCGCAACTTACTTTATTATAAATATTATCAAACGGAATTATGTACTCATCTGTAGCAGCATCTCGTATTGCATAATATGTAGTAGTTGGTAAATATTTTACTGTTTTAAGTGGAAATAAATTTGAAGGAGACTTTTGTGGAAATTTATCTCGAGCATATATTCTAACTTTAGTAATCTCAGTATCTTTATATGACGGTTTAGTCTTGCTGTAAGTCAAGTATGACTCTAAGTTAACCGACGTTAATGATCCTGTTGTAAAAGTGCTGTTATCCCAGTACATCGTTAATCTAGGGACATATATAGTATGTGTTTCTCTACTAAAGAATTTAATAATACCGGTCTTAGTTCCATCAGCTTCATCTGCCTCAGAAAACTTAATTAAAAATCCATTATTATCTACAGACACATTACCACTTCCAGATATCCATGTTTTTATTGCACCTGTAACATCCATATTAATATCAGTTGGTCTATATGAAAAAGATTCATTTTCAGTTAAGCCTGGTTGATAAAAATATGATGAATCAAAAGACGATGTATTAAATACACCTGATCCAGATTGCCATAGCCAACTACCACCAAGACCACTACCAGATACATATAAACTAGGTGCACCGGTGTTAATAACTTGGCTACTTGATATCCAAGATGAACCACTTAATGTTTGTGAACCACTAGGCGAATATGACCAAGATGCGTGAGGCGTTGCCCAAGATATTCCATCTGTTGTTGCAACGGTGCTAGTAGAATAACCGGTACCATTAGTCCATGGTTGTCCCATTAATTTTGCATCTAAAGTGTAATCTGCAGGAAGATTAGTTGCAT